CAGATCCCACTGGTGGTCAACAAGATCGCCAAAGGCGTACAGGGCGCCGCCGCCATCGTCACCGACCAGAAGCCGGAGGTCAAATTTCACCCCATCGGCAAAGGCGACCGGTATGTAGCAGATTTGCTACAGCGGGCGCACGATCAGGTATGGATCAAGAACAACGGCGGCGGTATGACCTACCGCAACGTGAGGGAATCCAAGATAGGCGGGCTGGCCTTTTTCAACGCCTTCTTCGATCCGTCACAGGGATTGCTGGGGCGCGTCATCAATCAGGGCACGGACCCGCTCAACATCTACTTCGACGCCAAGAGCCGCGAGCCGGATTACTCCGACACCGACATCATCAAGGCGGTGAAGCGCACCAAGACCTACATCCTGGACCACTACGACGGCCTGACGGAAGACGATCTCTATTACCGCTCAGATGCCGACACCGACGAGGCGGGCAAATCATCGGGCGTGACCAGCGAAGACAACTACGCCATTGCCGATAGCGTGGGCGACACCAAGACGGACAGCGCGGAAGAAGCGCGGAATGTGTGGGAGATTGAAGCGTGGCTCCTCAAGACCGTCAAAGAGCTGTGGGTGGTATCGATCGAGGCGAAGACGGGCAAGGTATCGCTCCTTGAAACCTTCGACGCCAAAAAGAAGGACGAGGCGGAGGCCTTCGCGAAGAGCAAAAGCGCCGCCGTGTGGTCCCGCAGAGTCACCAAGCGCGAGCAGCGCATCATCGTCGGAAAGAAGATGGTGTCCAGTAAGATGAACCCCTACGGCACGGATGCCGACGGCAACCCGGTCATCGGCCTGATCGGACTGCCCCACGACACGACCCTCAACGCCTACCCGATATGCCCCACGACCTACGCGCTCCCTATCAACCGTGAGAAGAACAAAGCGAGGATGCAGTACACCCACGGGTTGAGTCAATTGCTTAATGCACCGCTGGGCTGGCCGGCGGGTAAGGTCAAATGGACCGGCAACCCCGGAACCCCGGGGAGTCATTTCGAGTATGATTATACCGTCCAGGGGCAGGCCGTCTACCGCGTTTCTCCCGGCGGCGTGGACCTGAACAAGTGCATCGAACGTGAACAACTCTGTGACCGCGACATCGACGAGCAGTATGATATGTCAGATGTCATGCGGGGGAACATCCCCAAGGGGCAGGAAAACATTGCAGGGCGAACCGTGCTGGCCCTACAGGATATGGCAGGGTCGATGTCCCGGCCCTACATCCGGCAGCTGGAAGACGCAATGGTGCGGCTGGCGAAGGTCAATACCGCCCTCATCCTCAAGCACTGGACCCGCGACCAATGGGAACGCCTGTTGGAAGACGAGGAAAAGATCGGATGGGCGCCGGAAGGCACGGACGAGGCCAAGCGGCTGGAACAGCTGGGCGAGGGCGAAGATGATTTACAGCTCAAGCAGAATATCGCCATGCGCTGGCAGCAGGCCCTTGAACTCATTCGTCCGGCGGATATCGAGAAGGAACCGGGGATATCGCTTATCGATGTTGACGTGAAGATTACCGCCGGATCGTCCATGCAGACCAACAGAATCGCCAAGAGCGCCGAGGCCCTTGAACGGGTGAAATTGGGCGTCTACGACCCGCAGGCCTATCTGGAGTACATCGACGACCCCAAAGCGGAGGAGATCGCCAACCGGATCAAGCAGCGGGAAGAGAAGATGGTGGAAGCGGGGATACAACAGAAAATGAAGAAGGGAGCGTAAGACAATGGCAAAGAAAAAGAGCGAGGAAATCAAACCGGAAGCAGCTGAATTATTGGAAGTAGCGGAACCGATCAAGAAGGCAATTACCGGCGACCTCACCCTGAAAAAGGCGGACGGCGGCATGGTCACATTCACCATTGAGGGCGCAGACGGGCTTTTAAGTTCCAAGTCGGTAGCGATTAGTCGCGATATGTTCCCAAAGGATTATGAGGCATCAAGGTACGATATATCAGGTAAAATAACCCTCGAATGGGAAGAGAAAGAAAAACCCAAAACTGCAAGGGTAAAAACCGAGCGACGGAAGACCTTTAAGCTCATTTAAAAACCTGGGCTTTCCCAAACGTCCGGCCAGACTAAGGGAAACGCAAGAAAGAATCTAAGGGGCATGTCGGTGCCGACACATCGATCTGCCCCTTTTTCTTTGCCCGGGGCAGTAAATAACCCCACTTGCCGGGGATGCGGCATGGACGAAAGGAGCAGCGAGTATGCCATTAACGGGAGATGATTTTACAGTGGAAGAGCTGGAAACCTTGGGAGAGGAACCAGCCGAGGGGACGCCTGCGCCCGAGCCTGAACCTGCGGAAGACCCAAAAGAGGATCCGAAGGAAGAAGAGCAGAAAGCAGAGGCAACGCCTGAGCCTGAGCCTGTACCTGAGCCAGCGCCAGAGGTCAAGGAAAACATGGTGCCGCAGTCTCGATTCGATGAGGTCTACGGCAAATCGAAAACATACCAGGAAAAGCTCGATCTTTTAAAGCAGGACCCGGAAGAATACTACCGGCGCTATCCCGACGAGAAGCCACAGCCCACAGCGGCGCCGCCTGCCGAACCGGAGGCCGAAAACTACGGCGACCTGAAGGTCAAGGGCGGTCAATACGACGGCTGGACCCTCAATGAAGTCTATGCCGAATCTCCCGCCGACGCCAACGCCCTTCTCTACGACTACAAAGAGGCGAAAAAGGCGGAACGGCAGCAGGCAGCAGCGGCAGAGGCCCAGCGCACCGCGAAGGAAACCGAACTCCGGCAGAAAGCGGACGCGGAAATCACCTCATTTAACGACGCCCGCAGCGCGGAACTCTTCGGCAAGCCGATAGCCCAGCTCAACCAGCCGGAGATCGATAAGCTGAACGGCTTACTCGACTCCATCACCCGCTGGATGCTGGAAACCGGCAGGGGCGGCGGGATACTCGAAGACGCCTACGCCCTCTATCAGCTCGAACAGCTGAAGGCGCAGAAAGGCGCATCGGAGAAATTCGTCAAGAAGGCGTCCGATGTGGTCCCGTCAGTGGGCAACGGCGGCGAAGGCGCACCGGCCACGGGCTATGAGGCGTATATGTCCATGAGTCAGGACGCGCTGGCGGCTAAAATCGGCGGCATGAGCGAACGCGAGTACGCGCAATTCGTGAAGAACGCACCGCCTGAACTGAAAAAGAAGTATCCGGGGTTCGAGTGGTAGTAGGACCGCTTTAAAAGATCGGCCACATCACAAAGGAGATAGCTACAATGGCTGATTGGAAATTTCAGACAACCGACGCGCTCACGGCCCAGCTGTGGGCTAAAAAATGGTGGATCGAGGCCAAGACCGAATCCTATTTTTACAGTCAGGGCCTGATCGGGAAGGATCAGTCCAACAGCGTGATCGTTGAGTTTCCCGACCTCGAAAGGGAGCAGGGATACCAGTACACGTTCGGGCAGATCCGCGAACTCAGCGGCGCCGGCGTTTCGGGCGACTCCACCATGGAGGGGAACGAGGAAGTTCCCGATGTCTACGACGATGCCATCACGATCAACCAGTTCCGGAACGCCATCCGCACGGAAGGCAAGCTCTCGGAGAAGTATCCGTCTGACAAGGCCGTCCGGCAGTGGGCGAAAGAACTCCTGCGCCGATGGATGGGCGGCAAGATCGACCAGGACATCTTCGACGCCCTGGGGACCTCGCCTACCAAGGCGATTTACGGCGGCGACGCCACAGGCACGGACTCCATCGAGGCGGGCGACTACATGACCCTGGCCCTGATTGCAAAGTGCAAGGCGTATGCGGCCAAGGCCACGCCCAAGATCGTCGGCCCCTTAATTAAGGGGAAGCGGATGCACGTCATCGTCGTGTCCCCGGATCAGGGCTACGACCTCACGGAACGTGATTCTTCCTGGGGACAGGGCGCCCGCGAAGCGCTGCCGGCGGGATACGACAACCCCATCTTTACCGGGGCGCTGGGGATCAAGAAGAACACCGTCATCCATGAGCATGAGCGAGTGGCGACCTCTGCGGTATGGGGCAGCGGCGCGAACCTCGCCGGGGCGACGGCGCTCTTTATGGGCTGTCAGGCCGCCGGGATCGCCTACGCCAAGAAGAAGATATGGGAAGAAAAGACGTTTGATTACGGCAACAAAGCCGGATTCTGTATCGGCGCAATCTACGGCGTGACCAAGGCCGTATTTAACAGCGCCGACAATGCGGTGGTGGCCGTCAGAACGTACCGGACCAATAACTAACAGCTTCGGTGGATAGCCCTGATGCTGGCCGCGTCGGGCGAAACGGGGGTAACTCCCGCCCCCCTACCACCAAGACAATAAGCGGGGCGACGAAGATCGGGAGATCGGGACAATGGCAGAACAGAAACCACGGCTTAAAGATCCGGTAGAAGCGGACGGCAGGCAGCAGGAGCGGGATTTTCTCGATGAGGCAACCGCATCGGTGGATATCGCCAATATCAGCATCGAGGACTTTCAGGCGGTGAAGGCGACGGCGGCGAAGAAGCCGCACCCGTTCGAAGGCTACCCGCTGGGCAAGGACAAGGACATCGTGCTGGGGACGTACACGGAAAAGGGACAGGAAAAGCAGCTCATCACCAAGACCACCTACATTGTGGCCCTGGCCCCGTCAAAGTACGTGCCACAGGATCCCAGCGGGAAGAACGTGTCCATGTTTCAGAACGGCGTCGAGCATCACGTCACCATCCCCACCAGCCACAGCAGAGTGGTCCGGGATGAAATGGGGCGCTCGGTGGATGTCGTCTTTGATCGCATCCTCAAGATGTCCAACGGGGAACTCCGGTATGCCATCGTACCGGACCACCTGTCACGCTCCCAGCTGGTGTTCAATGTGGAACCGAAGACCGGCGGGGTGCAGGTCAACCGCGATATCCTGTTGCTGGACAAGGATCAGGTAGGACCGCTGCGACGGGTCTTTAACGGCTATTACTATCAGCAGACTCAGGCCGAACGCGCGGCCAAAGAGTTTGACGAGGCACAGGAAAGCAAGGGGTAGCACAAATGGCAAGCGTACATCCCGACATCAAACCCAATGGCCTCAACCAGAGGGAGCTTGTCGCGTTGCTGTATATGATCGTCTACAGCCTGCAGGGGATATGCGCCAAGCTGGACGATGACGGGGGCGTAACCGACACCGACTACGAGGCGAACGTCTTCACGGCGATTTTCAACGGGCATATCGAGGATCACCGGGGAAACGCCGTGCGGAATATCGTCTCGACGAAGGCCGAGCGCTCCTATTTCATATCGCCCACTGGCATATCGGATGCGGCGTTGATTGAATGTCTCTATGACATCTTCGACATGATTGAAACGCTGACCGAACAACTGGACGCGGACGCGACGGTGAACGACACGACCTACGAGGCGCTATGCTACACGGCGCTTCTGACCTGGATTGTGGAAAACCAGGTAGGCGACACACTCGGCAACGGGACAACCTATTATTTCAGGCCCGGTGGACCGGCAGACCAGAAACAGCTGGTCGATCTCCTCTATCAGCTGGTCAACTGCATCGAGACATTGACGGAGCAGTTGGACGCGGACGGAGGAGTCACCGACATAACTTACGAATCGTTATGGTTCACGGCCACTGTGCTCCTGCGGGTGGAAAACTCACAGGGCAACGTGGTCGGCAACGATAGAACCGATTCCATTTAGGAGGATACACAACATGCTTAAACGATTTTTCCTTTACATCACCATGCTCCTGATGGTCTTCACCTTTGCTGTACCGGCACAGGCGGAGCTTCAGGATATGTGGGCGTATGTCTACAAGTGGACCGGCACAATGAACGGCGACGGCACCATGAAGCTGGAACGGCTCACGTCCGGCGTCACCTTCAAGGTCCTGGCCGTGGATGCGGACACATCCGAAACGCTCTACTATTACAACGGCTCCACGTCGCTCACCAACCCGGTCACGACCACGAACTTCGAGGCGGCCACGGTCTGTAATGACAAGGTGGCCTTCAGAGTCGATCCCACTGACGCGACCTATGACGAGTACGTGGATCTCATTGTGGTCGATACCAACGGAGGCTTTACCGCCTTTGTGGAGAACTTCAACAAGGAAATCCACTCCATCGTCATCGACGAGCGCCCGAACATCGTCCACCAGGGAACCATCTGGTTCGGGGTCAGTTCGGCGGTGGAAACCGATACCGGCGTGGACTTCCTGGCCGATACCATTGTGCTTGACGTGCGGACGGAAACGGTCACGGTCGATGCAGGGGCAACCCTTGATGTCGGCCTTCTATCGACCGAGACCAGCGGCGACGCGGACGGGTTCATCGACGGGCGGTCCGTGGCGGTGGCAGGATTCACCGCTGACACCGGCATCATCACCGGCGGCACGACCATCGATTACGTACCCGATTCCACCTATGGCGACCTGCTTTACACGATTATCGCAGGGTCCGACGCGGTGGCGACCGTGGGCGGCAGGTCCTACCTTGGACATATCGTCACCGGGTCGAACGCATGCAGCCTGACCTATACCGGGTCGTCCGGCACCGATACGGCGGCGGGCTATATTCATTACTGGTTCAACCGGATCAGGTAGCGGAGGCACATGCAAGGGATCGTCCTCTGCATAACTCTCGTAATTGCGCCCTACATGTGGCTGTCAAAAGGCGTGCTGCATGTAGGGCATCACCTTTTTTTCATCATTGCGGGGCTTATGGTTATCGCCTCCATGATCCAAAACAGATGGATTCGCTCGTTCTTTATCTACGCGGCGCTGTGGGAGCTGGCATTATTGTTCCTTCACCTGCACAACGGCGAGGCGTACCGCTCGGCGGCCCGGGGCGTGGGGTCGATCACCTTTCTTCTGATCGGCGGCGTCATTTATCACGCCGTGGCAACGTCCACGATCAAGCGCCGAACCGTCTACAACGCCATCCGGATATCCTCCCTTCTGCAAATCGGCCTTGCCATCCTGCAAGTATGGGGAGTCAATCTTCTACCCCTTATCTATTCGGTTATCGTACCGACCGGCCAGCTACTTTCCGCAAAGACCATGACCGGGACGCTCGGCAATACGAACTTTCTGGCGGCCTACCTTGCTATATCGCTTCCCTTCTTCTTTGTGCGCCGCTGGCGGTACTGTACGCCGGTATTTGCCGTAATGTTATTCCTTCTCAAGACCACCACAGCGGTAGCAGCCGCGCTGATTGGGGTCGTGGTATTCTTCCATTCCTGGCATTTAGCCGCTGTCGGTCTGGTAATAATATCAGGCTATTACTGTTTCGACCGGGGCGGGTACAGTCCCCTTGACGAAGTGGCGCAGCCGGTCGGGGATCAGATCGATCTTACCCGGATCGCCATGTGGAAGCTGGCTCTGAGTAAAGTCTTTTCTTCCTGGGTTCATGCCGTCTTCGGATTCGGCCCCGGGGCAGGCTGGGGGAGAAAGTATCCCCTGCATAACGAGTATGTGGCCTGTCTTTTTAACTATGGCATCATCGGCCTGTCACTGCTGGCGGGCTATATCATATCGACCGTAAAAGACCTGATGAAGTACCGCCGGCGGAATCGAATCCTCTTTGCGGCCTTTGCCGTGATCCTGGTGAACATGCTGGGCAATCACCCGCTGCATCTCGCACCGTCGGCCATGCTCATTATAGTAGTTGCAGGATTAATAGAGAGAAAGCGGCGGCACCCGTTACGGCAACATAACGGGCCTACACTGGCATGTAGGGCATGAGTGCTACCACCGCACCGGTTCACATACCATAGAGGGGGATTCGGTGCAATGGCAAACGGATTCATGATCGTCAATGAAAAAGATTGGGAAAAGGCGACGCCGGACCAAAGAGACTGGCTCATATTCAATACCCTTCAGGCCATGGACCAGCGCCTTAAAAAATTTGAAGGGCGGATAGTCTTTGATAAGGCGCTCATTGTGGGCGGCGGTGCAATCGGCGGATTCATCTGCATGGGGGTGAAATATCTTCTGACATGAAGAACGAACCCAAAGCACGCGCCTACATCAAGGCCAACGAGGGATTGAGGCTCAAACCGTACCGATGTTCACAGGACAAGTGGACCATCGGCTATGGGTGCAGGCTCAGCCATGAACCGCCGGAGAAGTTAAAAAGAGACGGCATCACGCCGCTTCAGGCCGAAGAGTATTTTGCCGCACGGTTCAAAGACGCGCTCAATGACTGTCACATCCTCTACGGCTTTGTGTGGGACGAGATCAGCGAGAACCGTCAGATTGTCCTGGTGGATATGGCCTATCAGCTTGGACGGTCAAAGCTGCGGCTCTTCTTCAAGATGAATGAGGCAATACGGAAGATGGACTTTCGGCAGGCGGCGAAGGAAATCATCGATTCGCTTTACTACACACAAACCCACAACCGGGCCGATAGAAACCGGCTCATGATGGAGCAGGGATGATGTCTCGATTCCTCAACAACCCGATCACCACCGATCTTGACAATACGCTGGTTCAGCTTGAGGCCGATCTTGCCTATGAGAGCGATCTTCTGTGCTGCACGGTCACGGTCCCCAAGGGCTTTATCTGCGACCTCGAGAGCGTCCCGCGAATCCCCCTGATATACGCCTACCTCGGCCATACCTCCAAGCGGGCGGGGATTCTGCATGACTACCTCTACCGGATAGGGGCGGCCCCTGATGTGACAAGGGGCGAGGCCGATGCCGTGTACCGCGAGGCGTCAGAATCGCAAGGGAATACCTGGCTGCAGTCCTATCTGAAGTGGCTCGGCGTCCGAATCGGCGGCGGTCCGTGCTTTAAGAAAAAGGCGGTCCTATGATCGAGTGCATCCTGATCCTTTTGGCAGAAACCTTAACCCTTGCCCTCGTTTTCGGGGCCATAGAGAAACGGAGGATAAAAAGACGCCGTGGCTGATTATCTTACTTACCTGAATTTGCAGGACGAAATCGAACGGGGGATCAAAAAGGCCGGAGGGTCGTTGCTGAGTCTGGTCAAATCCACGATCAACATGGTTTACCTGAACGAGATCATTTCCTGTGATCCCCTGCATCCCCTCTTCTGGCTGGTGGACTTCGATGATTCCCTGGCCGCAAAAGCGCCGGCGACCATCACCGCAATCACGGCGGCAAACCCCGGCGTGGTGACCTGCGACGACGCCCACGGCTTTGTGGAGAACGACATCGTGGGCCTTTACAACATCGTCGGCATGACGGAACTGAATTACCGCATGGTGAAGGTCGGCACCGTCGGCACCACCACCACGGCAAACGATAATTTCCAGCTCAAGGATCTGGACGGGACAAATATCAATACTTCAGCGCTCACCGCCTATTCATCGGGCGGGACCGTGCATCACCGGGGACTGACCCTTGCCACGTCCGGCAAGAACGTTCAGAAGATCCTGGACTGCAAATGGTTGGGGGAAGGCAAGGAAGGATTCATGTCCCCCATCACCATCGACGAGCTGAAGAAATCCACCCTTATGGACTCCTTCACCGCACGGCCCAAACGCTACGAGCAGCGGAAGACCTACGGATCGACGGGCACGGAAACGAACCAGCTCCTGTGGTACAACGCCGCCGATGCGATCTACCCGCTCAAATACTGGTTCGTGAAGCGGTGCAGTCCCCTTGACGGCGATACGGACGTGCCGAATCTCCCCCCGCAGTTCCATCACGCCATTATCGCCGGAGCGCTGACCCGGCTGGCCGAGAACAACGCACAGGTCGAAAACGCCGTGATATGGCCGGGAATCTACCGTCAGCAGCTTGAGGCGATCAAGACGTTTAACCGGGAATACTACGATAGACACGGCGGCGCACCGTATCGGGACGCGCCGTATATGCTGTAGGGGGTGACTATGTATAAGAATCAGCGCATCATCAGAATCCTTATTGCCTTCGCACTTGCCTTATTCTGCCTTTTGGGGACGGATGCCTATCTGCATTCCGTCAACGCGGGGCAGCTTCAAACCTACGCCTTTCCCTTCGTTGGGAAGTGGCAGCCTGCGGAAGACCCGGCCTTAATCGACGATTACGGCTTTGCCGACATTCAGAATCTTCGCAAGGACGGCAAGCGGCTCAAGGGGGTATCGGGGCATAGCAAGATAGGCACTATTGATTACGTCACCGGCCTTTACACGAAGCCGAAGAACGGCTTTCACTTCCAGAAATCAAATCCTGCGGAAAGTCACATTATTATCAACGAGGACTTTACCGGCATACCGGTCTTGTTTGGCAATACCGTGGCGGTCCCCGGGACTGGCGCTTTCAGCGAAGTATTGCACACCGACGACACCGGCGCTTCCTTAGGCCGCTTCTCCCCCTGGCCGAAAGGCAGAATGGGGTACTGTAACGGCCTGGGATCCTGTATATGGGGCGGCGCGGAAGACTGGCCGGTCGCCTTCATTACCTCCACGGCGGAAGTGACCACCGGGGAACCGACGAACCCGCGGGATTACACCGAATATGTAAGCAATCTGCAAACAACGAACGCGGCCATGATCGGCGGCGGCAATGACGCGAACGTGGCCCTTCTCCTCCATGCGGACGGCGCGGACAGCGGCACGTCCTTCACCGATTCGTC